TTTTAAAAAAGTTGAAACTGCTGCTGCAAGATTACAAAACAGAGCAGGTGCTTCTTTTCAAAAGTTTGGTAATAAGGTTAGAAATGTAAGAAGAAAAGTACAGGTTGATTTAGAAAAAATAAAAAGAGGTTTTAAAGGAATGAATAATATAGGAGCATTATTGGGAGGTGCTGGTTTAGGTTTATTTGCAAGGGCTTCAGTTCAAACAGCAGCAAATGCACAGGCTTTAGAGTTAAGATTAAAGTTATTAACTCAAGAATTTGGAGAATATGAACAGGCACAAGATTTAGCAAGTAGAGCAGCAAGAACTTTTGGAATGTCAAATATAGAAGCACTAGAAGGCGTGACTAATATTATTGGTCGTTTAAGACCACTTGGTTTATCGTTAAAACAAATTGAAACTACATTTTTTGGTTTTAATACTGCAGCTAAACTGGCTGGTGTATCAACTGTTGAAGCATCAAACGCATTTAGACAATTAGCACAGGCATTAGGTTCTGGAAGATTAGCTGGAGATGAATTTAGAAGTATATCAGAACAAGTGCCAACAATTTTGCAACCAATAGCTGCTGAACTTGGTGTAACTGTTGGTAAATTAAAAGAATTAGGAGCGCAGAGTTTAATTACATCTGATGTTGTTATAAGAGCACTACAAAAAATTCAAAGCGAAGGTGGAGGAAAAATTGCTGGAATTATTACGCAATCTGATTTACAAATATTTAAAAATTTTAGTAATGCTTTAGAAGATTTAAGAAAAACGGTAGGTGAAGCTTTAAATCCTGTTATTTTACCTTTAACTAAAAATATTACTAATTTAATAAATGCTTTTAATGATGCTAATCCAATTTTTCAAAAGGCTGCTGTATTAGTAGGAGCTGTTGCAACTGCAGCATTATTAGCCGCACCTGTTTTAGGAACTTTTGCTTTAGTAATGAAAGGATTAGGATTATTTTTTACATCTTCAGCAGGTGTTGCATTATTAGGATTTTTTAGTATTGCAAATTTACCATTAATAGGATTAGTTGCTGGTTTAACAGCAGCTTTTACAGGTTTAGCTGTACAAATTGGAAAAGTAAATGAAAAAAGAAGAGTTTTCCAGGATAAATTAGATTCAGGTAATTTAAAAGTATTAGAAGAAGCAAGATCTACTGAATTAAATACAATTGCACAACTTGAAAATTCAAATGCTAGAGGCATGGCAACTAAAGGAATACAAAGACAAATAAAAGAAGCTGAAGCAAGAATTGCATTAATAGATAAAGAAATAGATAGATTAGATGTTCTTAATAGAACGTACAAAATTGGTGGAATTGAATATGACGCAAATATGGTTCCAATAAATCCACCTAAAACAGGATTTGAAAAACCACCTAAAAATGAAAAAGATAAAGGCACACCATTATTAGATGCTTTACAAAGGGAACAACAATTTTTAAAAGATGCTTTAACTATGGGTACAGCAAAAGCAAAATTAGAAGAACGAATAAGAGATTTAATGAAAGAACAAAATGGATTGAGTGAAGAACAAGCTCGTAAACAAGTTTTATTAGCTGACGCAGATCAAAAACGTTTAGCTTTGCAAGAACAAATAAAAGATGTTTTAGCTCAGGGAATGACTGATGCTGTAATGGGATTAATTGAAGGAACAAAAACTTTAGGTGAAGCATTAGCATCAATAGCTAAACAACTTGCAGGTATGTTTTTAAAACAAGCATTTACAAGTATTTTTAGTGGAATGTTTAGTGAACAAGGTTCATATAGTAGGGCAGGTGGATTTAAAGCTTTTCAATATGGAGGAGTTGTAAATAAACCTACACTTGGATTAATGGGAGAAGGTGGCGAACCAGAATATGTTATACCATCATCAAAAATGGATGGTGCAATGGCTAGATATTCAGCCGGTGCTAGAGGTGGTGCTGTTATTCCTGGTGGTAGCCATGAATCTGGTACAGTTGCAGGAAGTACAGGTAATACAATTGTTGAATATACAGGACCAACATTAAACTTTAATGGTGATGAATATGTTCCAAAATCTGCTGTTCCACAAATTATCGGTGCTGCTACAAAGCAAGGTGCAATGGCAGGTAAAGCACAAGTTCTTGGTACGTTAAGAAATTCTAGAAGTCAACGTGCATCTCTTGGATTATGAGCCTTACAACTTTAGTTACTTTTGCAGAAGTTTTTAGTATAGATATAAATGGCAATAGAAGTACAAAACACTTATTACAAAATGCAAAACTTGATCCTAATGAAGATCAAATTGACACATCTTCAAAAAGACGCAGGAAAACTCCAAGGTCTACAAAAAATACAATAAATTTTAATGGTAAAAATTATCATTATTTACCTTTTGTTTATCAAGGTACAACTATTAATAAATCAGGAGATAATATTGAATCTAATTTAATAATGGGAAATCATCCTTTAAGTATGGCAAAAGCACAGGAAGCTGTTATTAATAAATATTTTGTAGAAGTAAATGTATGTATTGCAGCCAATAACGATATTGATAACATAACAAATACTTTAACAACAGATACATGGCTTGCTTCTTCTTTATCTTACGATCCAGAAGTTGTAGAAGTTTTATTAAGTAGTGCTATAGATTCTGTTGGAGGAAATGTACCAAGTTTAGTTTTAACTACGGAAGTTGTTGGTAAACTACCTGTATCAAGTGATATTCAAAATAGATGAAGCCACATCAACTTATTGGTTTACCTTATAGATTGGGTGCTGATCCTATTAAACATCATGCAGCTGATTGTTTATCTTTGGCACGCACAGTTTTAAAATATTACGGAATAAATTCACCAGAACCCACTCGAGATTGGTACAGAAGATTTCGTAAAAAAGATTATAAAATATTCAAGGAAGAACTTGAAATGTGGGGAAACGAGACAAAAGAGTTTAATATAGGTACAGTTGCATTATGTAAATCTAAATATGGATTTGGTCTTGCTGTCTATTACGAGGAAGGATGGATAAACTGCGGAGAATCGGAGGTAAGATGGAGCCCTTTAGACGGCCTGGAGGTCGTAGGGTCTTACTCCCCGCAGAAATCGAATTATGTAAAACTGTAGGTATTACAGAAGATGAATATTGGTATTTTATAGAATTAGCACAAGCATATAACGGAAAAAGACCTAAAGAATATGACGAGATTCCTTATGTAGTAAATATGCCGTTTGTTGGCACTGTTGTATCATTTTTAGCAAGTGGTACAGCAGCAGCCAATTTAGTTCTTGGAATTATTCTTACAGTTGTTTCTGTTTTATTAGCACCAAAACCAAGAGCACCAAAAACTCCTCCTAGTCTTACAACTGCTGGTCAAACAGGACCAAAAAGATTTGCACCACAGACAGGATTTAATTCAGTACAGGAACTAGCAAGGCTAGGAGAAATTATACCTCTTGTTTTTACTAAACAGGAAACTGAAGTTAATGGAGATTCAAAAATATATTATGGTGGTGTTCGTATTAATACAAGGCTTTTATGGTCACAAATGTTAAGCCTTGGTTCAGGACAACAATTAAAGGCTTTATTTATGATTAGCCTTGGTGATCTTGCATCTAAACCTGATTTTGCAGGTTATGCAATAGGAGACTTGTTATTAAAAAATTATATAAATAAAAAATTAGCTTTATATATAATGACAGATGGTGGTAGACCACAGGAAGGACCAGAAAAATATAGTGAAGGTACTTTAGAACCTCAAGTGGATCGAAACGGTAGTCAATTTTCAGATGTAATGTCTGTTGATTGGGATCAAGATACAGGTGCAAAAGATACTATCGTAAGCGGAACAAGAACACCCAACACACAAACACAATTTGGTGTATATTCACCAATGCCTAATAGTATGAGATATAGAGTACCTTATGAATTAGTTTTAAAACAAAAAAATTTAAAAGATCAAAATAAAAAAGATATAGATACAAAAAGAAGAAAAATTAAAACAAGTTTTCCAAGGTATGCTTCAATATTAAAATATGATGGCAGTGAAACAAATAGAAATAGTTTTATAGCTGAAAAAAATAAAGACATACAATATACCATCGGAGATATGGATACAGAAACAGAATTTGGTGAAGATTTTGATCCCTGGGGTGTAGAAGATGTTAAATCTGCTATTGATGCTTCAAGAGAAGAATCAGATGATGCTATACAAATAGGTGAATCTTATTTAATAGGGTCAGCTTTAGCTGTTTGTATTAGCAAAAGTAGACCAATATGGACATCAAAACATTATCAGGATTGTGTTTTTAGAGTTGATGAACCTGGTAAAATTGATGTGCGAGGGGGAACAGCAGGGTTAAAAGGTGCTCATAAAGGGTATCAATTATTAACTATACAAAAATGTGCGATAGGAACTATTAGTAATAGCAAAGCTTGTGACGTTACAGAAATAGGTTTAAAATCAAGAGTTTTTAAACAAGTAACAAGTTTTCCTAATGTAAATAGCCACCCTGGGGCTGTTGGAACTAATGAAGTAAACGAAGATACTACAGATGGAGTTGTCAAAAGATACAACGATGATGATGGAAATATATCTCTTGGAGGAATGAGCAAATATCTTACTAGGTATAGTTTTTTTAGATTACAGGCAAGAGA